GACGCATAACTTGTCGTAAACGTCTGCGCCAACTTGGGTCCCCACAGGTTTCCGTTGGTCACATCCACATACGAATCACCCACGATGCCGGTGTTAGAGGTCGGAGCGCCCGTCCCCGAACGAACTGAGACAGCCTTCAGACCGAACTCGTAGTCCCAGATCGGGGTCGGGACCTGGGTTGGCACGCCAGAATAGATGTATCCGGGTCCAGCGTTGGTAAGAAGGAACCCCGATCCGTCTGGAAACGCACGTGCCGCAGTCCAGGAACCGGGATTAGGTACGGGTTGGCCCGTCCACGTGATACCGCCATCGTAGCTGAAAATTACACCGGCGCCGTTATTGGCAGCTACAATATACTGCCCATTCGACGAGCACCCGATCGTTGATATCGGGCTACTTGTCCACACCGCATCCCATGTCGCACCTGCCGAACGGCTCGCAACGATACCTGCTGTTCCTGCCGCCAGCAGAAGTCCCGAACCATCTGCCGAGCAGGCTGCTGCATACCAGGAATTCGTGTCCACCGGTACCAGACCCGCATCAAACCATGTAGTTCCCGCATTGGAGCTCACGTAGACCGACCCGCCACTGCCACTCGATAGAACGTTCTGTCCCAGGATCATCACTTGACCGTCCGACGAGCAGGCCGCACGGAATCCCTGTTGTCCAGCAACAAGCAAACTGGGGTCTGTAACCGCCGTCCAGTTCGAGGCATTGCTGGTGATATAGATCCCGTAATCAGCAGCCGTTCCACCTTGAGGACCCACCGTTGCAATCGCTGTCAGGCCGTCAGACGAGCACGCAATCGTGTCCCAGTATCCTGTCGGAGCATCTGTGGCCGCCCAATTGCTTCCCGCATCCAGCGAAAAATACATGGGCCCTGGTCCGTTTCCGCCAAGGTAGACGACCGACCGGTCTGTCGATGTAGCCACGGAAACCCACGGGCCGTTTGTTCCGTCTGGCTGGTTGGTTAGCAATGTGCTCGTCGGAACCCCACCCGATACACTCACGGAATACACAAATAGGTTATCGACAGCATAACCGTTACTTCCTGGAGTAATACCAAACCACGATGTCAGAGCATTGGAGTCATATGCCCAGCTGATAGTTCCGTAGCTTGGCGTGTTGGATAGGACTAGCGGACCGTATAGACCGCCCTCGGACAGATCAATATACGTATCTCCAATATTTGTGATGGTTGTGGGAGGACCATACCCCGTGCGAACACTCGTTCCGTCGTTTCCAACAACACCTGTCGCCCCCTGAAGCCCTGTCTCACCCTGTGGCCCTGTAAGACCCGACGGTCCAACCAATCCAGTCACACCCTGAACGCTTGCCACAAACGGCCAAGGACTAGCGTTTACGAACACTCCGAGGGACATTGCGCCCACAGTCCGCATTCCGTCCGACGAAAGCGCAAGAGTTCCCCATGTTCCCGCATCAGAATCCGTCTGAAAGTTCCATGTGCCTCCGCCATCAAAGCTCAAGTAGAGTCCGTCCGTAGACGCAGCTACAATCACCGCTCCGTCGGCAGATACTGCGACTTGGCTTCCGTATTGTGTCGTGCTATTCCACGTTGCTCCGAAATCCACGCTTATGTGAATGGTATACGCAGGATCCGAGGACGCAGCGGCCATGAGGCTTCCGGTGCTGTTCATCGCAACAGAGTTCCAGCCATATTGCGGGCTGAGAGTCGTAGAAAATGTTGTGCCTGAATCTGTGCTCGTCCAAATTTGACCAGGGTAACCTGAAGGCTGAGAATCATCGCTCAACTGACCCGCAATCAAGATAGTGCCGTCCGCAGATACGGCAGCGGATGTCCATATTCCTGTAATTGTTCCAGTGGCTACACCTGCTGTATTTCCACCATCAAGGCTTATAAACAAACTACCTAGTCCACCGCCCTGCTGCACGCCCTGTGTGGCCAAAACGACGGACCCGTCCGAGGAAGACGCAACGGATGTCCAGTTTCCATACAGAGGTAATTGCACCCATGTCCCCGAATACTTGTAGAGAAACTGCTGATTGCCAGCTTCATCTGTCGCCGGTGCTGCGTATAGAATACTCCCGTTCGAGGACGATGCTACTCCCGCCCAGTTTCCGCCTAGATTCTGTGCCGTCAGAGACCAAATGGAATCAGCATAGGTTCCAACATACACATCTCCGGGAGACTGTGCGACAATAATCTGGGATCCGCTAGAATTGGTTGCAACAGATGTCCAGGGAGCCGGACCGCTCGCTGGTGACCACTGATACTGTGTGTTGCTAATTGCATTGTATGTCAGGGTAGTTGCCGACTTGGGACCGTAGATGCGACTCGCATTAATATCGAAATAGCTGTCCCCTGGGACACCCAGTGCATGGTCGGGGAGGCCGTTCGCAGCAATGAACTCTGTTCCAGCAACTCCAGTGGCTCCTTGCGGACCAGTCGCACCTACATCTCCAGCGACTCCAGCGGGTCCTATAACACCTGCTTGTCCGACAGGTCCAGTCGCACCGATCAAACTCGTCACAGGTGCAGCACCACCGATGACCTGAATATCAAACCACGGGAACGTGCCTGGACCGCCAGACTCGAAATCGGCGAAACCGCCCAAATAATAAATAATTCCTGAATTCTCTTTGATGTCGGCGAGTTGAAATGTAACATCCGTTGTTTGGGTTACAGTGATAACTGCCTCTGCCGGAGAACCACTGCTTCCGCCGTTTGTTCCCAGTTGTCCAGTATAGGATGTCTGCGCTCCTCCAATTGGGGTTTCACCGTTATACCATTGGAAACTTACGACGGGATATCCGCTTATGATTGTCCATGTAGGAACACATGCCACCAACCGGTATGTGACACTTCCGTTAGCACCGGGACTCAACCGAAATACTCCAGGACTCACTACAGTGATTTCAGATCCAAAGTAGACATCCGTGTTGTCAAATGGAATCACACTCCCAATAACTGGAGTCATCGCACGAGACGCTTCGAACGACAATGATCCTCTGATAAAACTGGCAACTACCCCAACCCCCTGTAGTCCAGACGGTCCTTGGAGTCCCCGCAATACTGTTCCACATAACGGCAATACACGACGGGACGCAAGTTGGTTTCCGATCACATCAAACGTGACCCCTCCGCCAGGCGTCCATGTAATTCCGTCTTCGCTGTATAGAAACGTCCCCAGCGATGGCGGAAGACCACGGCCTGTAGCAATCCAATAGGATCCGTTCCATGCGATACGAATAGGTTGATTCTCAAAGCTGGAGAGAATGATTGAAATTTTTGTCCATGTAAGTCCATCGAAGCTCTGGTATACACCCTGATCGCTGCCAACAAGCAGCCAGTATGTCCCGTTCCACATCACCGTATGTGCGTAGGTAGTCGCATCGGGATAGGGAATTGATACAGTTGTCCACGTGAGTCCGTTTGTGCTGGTAATCACACGAGGAACCGACGGAGAATCTGTTCCTGTCGCAATCCAGCGAGTGCCGTTATGCGCAATGCGTGAACCAGACTCCGTGAATGCACCCGAAGTCGTAACGTTCCATGTGACTCCGTCTGGACTCCAAAACATGGTATCCGTTCCAGATCCAACACTCACAAATATCGACCCGTCCGATGCAACGGCATTTCCGCCGCTTCCAAACCCAGTAAACGTAGCTGGAACTCCAGTCCAGGTGTGAGCATCAGCACTGTACCAAATAGAGTTGTAGGGCGATAAAGCATCACTGCCTACAACCACCCACTTGACTCCATTCCAGGCCACTCCGTTCATCGTCACACGTGAATTCGGGGGGCTCAAAGGAGCAATCCATGAACGCCCGTCCGAACTCAAGACTACTGTATTCGATCCAGTTCCGACGGCAACCCACGTAGATCCGTTCCACGCAACATCGGTTCCGGTAGTGGGAAGAGTGCCGGTAGCCTCCGACCACGAACTGGCATTTGCACTCCACAGAATAGGGTTGGCTCCCTCTCCTACTGCCACCGTGAAATTTTCGGTCACGTCGTCTCCCGCAAAGGCAGATGTCCCCGCTGCATTGGTTGCGATCACAAACCCGTTATCATCTACACTGATGGGTGTCCCTCCCAGATAAAGAGTGTGTCCTGAAAGGTGGAGTTCCCGAAAACAAGACGTAGGCGAACCAAGATCGTGTGTGGAACATTGAGATGGGACAAGATGTCCCGAAACATGAGTAATTGGATTAGAACCTCCTGTATTCGGTGCTGCGCGCACAGGAGGACGACCGTTCCCGGACATCTTTATTATAGATAGATCATACAAATTCGTCGTAAAGTAAACTCCGTCGCTCCTTCTCACTCCTTACGTCGCTCCTTCTCACTCCTTACGTCGCTCCTTCTCACTCCTTACGTCGTTCCAATCGTCGGCTCACGCACATCGTATGCCGGGTTCTCGACCGTCTCGGAAACGCCAGACATCACCCGGAGAAATCCAAATGGACCATTTGTCTCATTCAGTTTACTCACTTTCGGGCGGATACTCTTGGGCAAAACTCCGATTGGGCTATTGTCATTCAGGAGTCCGTCTACCAACACAGTGAACACTGCAGTCAGGACCAACGAAATGATCAGATCACGAGTTCCCACGAACGCCACCGCAAAAATCAGGACCTGACGAAGGATGGAGTTGGTAAGATACTCTTTCTGAGTTTCAGACAGATCAATTGTGATGAACCTGCTTGCGATGTTCAGGAATATCATCATAAGTCCCGCAAACAGTTTACTACCATTGATGGATTCAAGCAGCATTCTTATTATTCAAGTATCACATTAAAAGGGGGCGGCATTCTGTAGGCAGAATGTTTCACTGCCCTTCGTCTCAACCTTTGCTACCGCCTTATCTCCAGCCGCTTCAGGGTCCTTGTCCGCCGAATCACCCGAATCAGCCGTCTTCTTCTTGGCGGCCGTCGACGCCGCAATCCTGGACAGACCCGCTACTCCACTCGCTAACGGAGTCTTCTCCTTCTTCTTGTCTTCCTCCAGTCCCTCCTTCCCCTTCTTTTTCGGCTTCGTCATCGTCTTGTCGTCCTCCTTGCCAGCATATTCACGATTGGGGATCGAGAGGACTACAGCCAGTGCAGCGACAACGGCTACGAGCAGGGAAACACACGCACCGACGTACACGACAACGGATAGAGCGGCAAGCTGGGCAACAGGAGACGCAAGGAGATTGACAACGGCTGTCGGGGCGGGGCGGGTGAAGAACACTATGTAGAGCACGAAAAAACCAGCAACGATATACTGGAGATTCTTAGAGAGGGCCATTATTACTTTATCGCTGATTTTTTCTACACGTGAAACTACAATGGCGTCCTACGCATCCTTAGATGAAGCTTTCGGTGGGTCGTATGGAACAAAGGGAAAAATCAAGGACGAGAATAAGGTGTATAATTCGCCGACTCGCCGCACGGAGGCTGCGCTGGAGGCGAACGCAGATGCAATCAAGAGTCTTACTCGCACCCTCCCTATTACCGAAAATGACGAGGACGCCACGAACAATTACGCCCCCGCCCGAATCAGCGGAACACGCTCGGGAAGCAATCAGATCGAACCGTTCAGTGTTCGTGATTACAAGACCCCCACTGTTCCGGGGACCCACGGATTCGCTTATGCCCCGCCCCAACCATCTAGCGATGCTCGTGGTGACTGGGATGTTCGCCTCGACCGCCTAGTGCGAAAAATGGAGCGCAGCAGTGCTGTTGGAGAAACGTCGACGCACGATCTCCTGCTCTATATTTTTACGGGTGTATTTATGCTATTTGTCCTGGACACCTTTGTCCAGATAGGGAAGCGGTCCAAGTAGATTCTACGGAGACCAAGGGTGGCACGAAGTCGGCCAGTTGTCGAGCACCTGCTCTACAACTCGCACGAGCTTATGCAGTGTATCGCTGCCGCACAGAATGTCGGCACGAGAAACCAGCGCAACAGGGTAGCAAGGAGCATCGAGCTGGACGAACTGGTACGTCTCATTGTCGATCTTCAGCAGATCGAAGGCAGCGTAGATGTAGCTGATCACGTGATCGATCTTCTTTACGAACATCGTGGAGTTCGACTGAGAGAACGCAGACCTGTGATTGAGACGCCAGTCGTTGTGCATGCCCTTGGTGATCGTGAAGATCTCATCCTTCAGCGAGTTGGTGTTGTCACGGATGATGCGGAGCTGGATGGCAGGGACAGACATCTTCTTCTTTCTTGGTATGCCTTCTTGCCAATTAAAAAACTGGCGATCCGTTTTACCGTTTTTGAGATCTGGTCTACCCCTATTATGCGCTGAAATGAGCGATGATCATCTGGAAGAACTTCATGAAATCACGAGCCTTGGTGGACTTGGTGGCTCGAATATATTCGCCGAACTCCTCAATGTGCTGGGAGTCGGCGTCAAACTTTATCGTATCGACGATTTCGTCCACCCTCTGGCGGAACACGGAATCGTAGACGTCATAATAATCGTAATCAATGAAGCGGTCGGCCAGTAGGGCAACGAAACCGCGGAGTTCGTCCAGTCGTGATTCGGAGGATGGGAGGGCAGGAGGCAGGATGCGCTTGCGGGTTGTCATGTTGTTGATGTGTGTGTAGTTGTAGGCCGGACACTATCCGTTTTCTAGACTCTAAACCGATCCGTTTTTATTCTTAGATCAGAGTTCCCACGACCCATACGGTAGCCGCAGCCGAGACCTGGGCGGCCAGGTAAATCATGAACATGTTCGTCGACATCTTGCCGGACAGGTAAGCCCATATGGAAATACCTGGGTTGAAGTGGGCGAACGACATCTTGCCCACCGCCGCAATTGCAAACGCCAGTGCGGCTATCACGTAGAGCGGATTACCGCTGAACGCCACCGTGCCATAAAACAGCAGGGATCCCAGATACTCCGCATAGAACTCATACATCCTGGTTTATACTTCCATGAGGAAAAAACGAATGTATTGAATCAAGTGGGCCGAAAAGCATGTCCATTACTCGCAACGGCTACAAGGTTCCAAAAACATCTATACCCGATCTTGCAGCGCTTCGGAAAGAACTCACCGTCAAACCCTATATTCCCTCTGTGTTTGTGAAACCCCAGTATGTCAAGAAATACACCGTGTTCGGGGAAACCGAGAACTTCGTCTACGTCCCCAAACAGTTTGGCATTTCGAAGTGGGGTCCTGCCCCCCTCGATATTACGGCAACAACCAGCGACCGTTGGGCGTTTGCCGGATCCGTCCGCCCTGCCCAAATTGAAGTGGTGGATTCCTACCTGAAACCCGAGCCGCACGACGGCATGATCTGTCTCCAGACCGGTGGAGGCAAGACGGTGTGTGCTCTCTACATCGCCTCCCAGCTGAAGATGAAAACTCTGATCATAGTGCACAATACGTTTCTCAAAGATCAGTGGGAAGATCGGATCAAGGCCTTCCTTCCCGGTGTCACGATCGGACATCTTCAAGGCGAAACCGTCGATGTCGACAAAGATATTGTCATTGCGATGATCCAGTCTATTTCCATGAAAGAGTATCCCAAAGAAGTGTTCAGGGGATTCGGGCTCACTGTGATTGACGAGTGCCACCATATCGCTTCCGAAGTCTTTGTCCAGGCCTTCCAGAAAATCACCTCCAAACACATGCTGGGTCTTTCAGCGACCCCTGACCGCAAGGATGGTTTGATGTATGTGATTGAATGGTTCTTGGGTCCCATCCTCTACCGTTCCGAGTCTGGGGATAAAGTCGACGATCTTGTGAAGGTTGAGATGTACCGCCACGATCCTACCGACGTAGACTTCAACCGTATTCTCCTGAACAACCAGGGGGTGATGAACGTAGCAGGGATGGTGAATAAATTGGCGGCGTATATCCCCCGAACAGATATGCTCGTCAAGATCATCGGTGATATTCTTGACCAAGATCCTTCCCGTCAAATCCTTGTTTTATCCGACCGAGTCCAGCACTGCAAAGATATCTGGGCAAAATTAGATCCCGAGAAAGCTGCCATCTTATCCCAAGGCGTTGC